TAATTAATCACTAAAAAGTGAATTTTACTTGCTGTGGCTGATGTTGCTCCAGTAGCCGCTGGATTATGTAACGATATTTTAAAACTACCACTCGCTATTGTGTGCGTACACGCAGTTAACTGTGCATTATCAGTTGTATTCTCATCTTGCACTGTTATTAAAATAATTGAGTTAGCAGTTACTGTACTATTCGTTACAGTAAATTCTGCATTAGTTGCTGCAGCTAAAGCTGATGCCGCTAATGTTATTCTACCAGAAGTTGCATTAATTGTAACTCCTGTTGTGTGATTTGAAGCTTGTGTAACTGTTCCTGTGCCTGTATGTACAAGACCTTTAGCTGCTTGAGTAATAACTAAATTACCTGTATCAACTGTTACATTTTGTCCTTCTGCTGCAACAGTTAATCCTGCAGTTTCTGTACCTCCTGTGTAAGTTTTTAGTTGTACATTACCATCAGAAGAACCAGAAGTATCTCTACCTGCACAAATTACTACATTTCCACCTGCTCCGTTTCCTGATGCCGTACCTCCTTTTAAATTTAAAGCACCAGCTGCCGCTCCTGCACTACTACCACCTTCAATTGTTACTGCTTGTCCAGCTGTACTCGATGTAGTAGCTGTTGGTTTTATTGTAGGAGCATCTGTATTAGTAAATCTAATTCCTCCTTTTATATTTAAACTATCAGCAAAAGCTGCTGTAGGAGTTGATTGTCCTATAAATACTTTACCGTCATTGTCTACTGTTAAACCTTCTGCAGATCCATCTCCAGATATAAATGCTGTACCTCCAACTAAATCTATGTTGTATGTAGTACTATTTGCTGCATTACGCATATCTATGTTTGATTCTGCATTAGCTATTGAAGCTGCAATTGTAATTGCTCCTGCAGCATTAGTTATTGTTACACCTGTTCCTGCAGTAAGTGTTGCTACTGATGGATAACCATTAGTTGCATTACCAATAAGTAATTGTCCATTTGTAGACATTGCAGTTGATGCAGCTATTGTATCTGTGTTACTTGCATATAGTACAGATCCTTTTGCTACTGTAGATAAACCAGTACCTCCGTTTGTTACTCCACATTCTCCTGTAACTGTTCCGGAAAAATCTACACCAGTTATAAATCCAGATGTAGCATTGTTACATAAACTAAGATCAATACCAGCTTCTAATACTGTTAATACAAGATTACTAGAAGTTGTTCCTACAGTTAGTAAACCTGTATCACCACTCTTTATACCTTTAAAAGCTATTTGATTTTTATTTGTTAGTGTTGCACTATTATATAATGTTTCACTGCTACTCCCTGCTGTAGATACAGCTGGAAATAGGCTTTCTACTGTTAATTTTTTAGATTGTCCTGTAGCACTACTTGTTACAAGTAAAAAATCTGTACTTGCTACTGAAGTTTTTGCTAGAGTTCCTAAGTCTGTTATTTTTGCCATATTATTTTTTTATATTTCTAAACCGTTAATACCATCTATACTTAATCTTCCACTTCTACCTCTTTTAGATGGTGGTGTTGATTTTACGTTTCTAATCACATTTTCATCTACTATATTACAGTCTACACAGAACTTAGCTACAAATGTATTAAAATTATCTAAATAATTTACACTGTCTGGAAACGAAGTTACTTGTAGACCTGGTACACATTGTTGCCAAGCACCAGATTTTGCTCCTTGAGCTGTTTCAGGATTGTGTCCTGCACCACTAATACTAGTTGTTGGTGGAACTACTTGATAGATAAGACCACTAGGCATTTTTATAACATCTCCTAAATATAAAGTATTTGATGCTACAAAATATAAACTAGGATCTGTTATTGTAGTTCCTTCACCTGTTGCTATACTAGATCCTGCATGCGCTTGATCATTAAGCCCTGTTACTGGTCCTCCTGTTGTCCATAATGAAGCACATGTTCCAATTGTAGATACATTTGGAGTTGCAGAATCTGCACAATTGTATATACACTTTGTTCCTCTTTTACTTACTAGATATTCTATTAAAATAACTTTCCAAGCATTCATTATAGAACAATCATCTGCTTGTCCTGTAACTAATTTGTTATAATACGTAAAACCATTCTTAGCTATACATGCTTGTAATAAACTAATTAATGAATTAGTATTTCCAGGAATACAAGGGTTTACTACTGTTTGATATACACACGAGCCATCGTCTATTGATGCGTTAGGATCATAGTTTAAAGCATTAGGATCTATACATCCTGGATATAAACATGATCCGTCGTCTGTAGTTGCTGTTGGGTCGTAGTTAGATGCATTTGGATCTGTACACCCACAGTTTGCTGTAGTACTACCTACAGTTCCATATATATTTTCTACACATCCAAAGTTATCAGTTACAACTGCTAAATAAACTCCAGGACCTACATTAGAAAGTGTAGAAGTAAATTGATGATTAGGACTATTTGCATTAGTATATGTAGTAGGATCTGTGTAAAGTAAATTACCAGAGTTATCAAAAAACTGTACTGTTTTACTTTGCCCTGCCATTGCTCCAGTATTCATAATTAACACAGTGATAGTAAATGATCCATCATTATTAGCTGCTGGACATCCTCCTGTAGCATCCGTTGTTGTAAAAGTAGATGGAGGCCCTTGATTAGCTGGACTACATGGATAAAAACAACATCCATCATCTACTGTTGCAGTTACTGTTACACCTGCACAATTTTTATTGTAATTATAAGCTGTTGGATCTGTGCATCCTAATACTCCGTATTGACATGAACCGTCATCAATATTTGCTCCTGCATAATAATTTAAAGCTAAAGGATCTGTACATCCGTACACAAATGGAATACATGAACCATCATCACAAGTAGCAAGAGGATTATAGTTAGACATTGTATCATCAGTACATCCATAAACACAATAAACACAAGTGTCAGGACATGTAGCTGTTGGATCGTAATTTAGTGCAGTTGCATCCATACATCCAAATATAGCAGATGTAATTTGTACAACAGAACTTGTTTGTATACAGTCTGCAGAGTTAGGGTATGAGCTTGTTAGTATTACTCTATAAAAACCATCATCTGTAAAAGTGTTAGCAGTTATAGATGATCCTTGAGTATAAGTATAGTTATAACTAGCACTATTAGTAGGTGTATAAGTATTTGTATTTATTGTAACAAAAGCGTTACTAGTAGGATCTTGATGTTGTAACTCAAAACTTAATAACGATGGTACAGGATCACAATAAAATTCTGCTAATAATTCATTAACATCACATACTCCTGATGGGTTTGTTAATAGAGGTGGATTACAACAAAAGTTGTTTAATATTGAACACATTGATGGGTTAGAATACCATAAAATATCTTCCGCCTGTTGTATTATTAATGTGCCTGGAGGTGAGTTTGTATTTGTAATAGCTGTTGCAAATTGACCACTTGAGTCTACACATACATTTATAGGTATTACAAAATAAAATACTTGAAAACAATCTTCTACTTCTACTGCAGCATCTGGATCATTAATTGCTATTTTTACAGCATAATAACCATAATTTAAATTTGCACCTACATTAGTTGTAGTAAAACTACCTTGCCATTGTCCTTGTCCATTGTTTATTAAATTACCTACTGTGCTAAAGTTTGTTAAATCATTAGCTGTTGAACTGCTTTGTGCTGCATCCCAAAAAACTTTACTAGTAGTATTATAAAACTGTATAGTATATTCTCCATTAAACATTCCATTAGCATCTACAACATCATTTATAAAAGGTTGAAATTGTGTAGTTGCTGGAAGATTACCTATATTAATAATACCATCAGCTGAATTTGTTCTTACTGTAGGAGTTGTTGTAATAGAATTTATTTGACCTGCTGCTATATCTCCATTTCCATTTGCAAGATTACCAGATGAATCTATTAAAGCTCCAGTAGTTGCATTACAATATAAACAAGAGCCATCATCTACTACTGCATTAGATTGATAATTTAATGCTGCTCCAAAATTAGTACCTGCATTATTATCTGTACATCCTGCAATACCTACACCATCATCTAAACAAACCTCCATTGTTTTGAAACAAGGTACTGTAGAGCCTGCACCGTTTTGAGATTCATCTCTTACATATATTTGATAACATCCTGCAATTAAACCTGTACTTACTGTACCATTTACAGTACTTGCAGGTATTACATTAGTTGTTGTACTACCCATTGTAACGCTTAGTACACCTAAACTAGCAAAAGCTGCATTTTGTGGTGTAGTAACTGCATCTTGTGCTAAGTCTTCTTGAAATCCAAGTGTAAATGTATTAACATAATCTTGACCTCCTAATGGATGAGTTGCATATCCGTACCCTACTACATTAGCTGTTCCTGTACTTCCTAATCCTCCTATTTTTGTTAAACTGTTTGCTCTTATTGTCCATGCATATCTACCATTACCTGTTTCATTTCCAGTAGCTGTTCCTACTCCTCCATTAGTGTAAGGTTGTCCTGGAATTGCTGTTGCTCCTGAAAAACCTCCATCTAAAACTGTAACTTCTATTATACCGTCATCACCTCCTTGTATTGTTGGATCAACTTTTGTTACACTTAATTGTAAACCATTACAATCTGTACAACAATTATTTGGATGTGTTTGTGATATAAATGTTGCACCACCTCCTGTTAAATAATTAACTGCTGGAGTTCCAAAAGCTGTTAAATCATTACTACTACAATCTACTCCTGTAAGTAAATAATAATCTGAAGCGCTACTATCATCACAAACAGTAAATGTTATTGGACTTGGTGGAACTGCTGTACAGTCTGGAGTCTTTTCTGAATATACATGTACATCCATAAATCTAAGTCCAACACCTGCACCATCAAAAGCAGGAGGTAAACCAAATCCAGTTATTTGTGCTTGACTTAATAACTGACTTGCTGCATAGTCATAAGAATTACCAACTATATTATTAGGAAACCATATGTCTGCAGTTTCATTACCAGTAGTAGCAACATTTTGTGTTGAATCAATATTAGCTACAATACCTTTATAATATTGTTCTCCTGCAAAATCATTTTCTTGATTACCTAAGACACCAAAATTAAAAGTACTACCATTAGAGTCAAAATCAAAATCATAATACTTAGTAGTATTCCAACTAAGATTATACTCAAAAGTATTAGGCAATCCTACATTATTACCATTTACTGTTTTAAAAAATCCTAAATACATGTAATCATTGTGCTGATTACCAGTATATCCTATATTATTTTGTGAATGTGAAGTGTGTACATGTGCTGTAGTCCCGTCTCCTTCACATCCATCTGTTCTTACAGAATTAGTAAATGTAGTATGACTAGGACTACCATTACCAAGATTTGCGTGTGACCATCCTGGTAAAATAATTTCAAAAACTCTAGTATCACCGCTTGACCATGTTACTTGTATTTTTCTTTGAAAAGGACAATAAGGTAAAGTAGTACAACTACCTCCTCCTACATGGTCATTTTCATATTCTATATAAAGTTGATCTGTAGCAGTGTTTGAAGTTATGTATTGCTCTTGTCCTGTTTGATATGATAGAAAGGATTGAACTCCTAACCCATACATATCTATAATATCAGGACCTTGTCCGGTATTTGTAAAGTAAGGAGCACCTGAATTGTTTGGTGTTATATCTTGAATAGACTGAACAGAATCAAAAGCTGGATCCACAGAAATTACTCCAGTAAGTGGATCTTGCATAGTTACAGTTTTATTAACCGTAATCCTTAATTTAGGACCTATTAAGCTACCGCCTGGTGCATGTGGACCTGCAACTATTTGTATGTGTTTAGGTAATCCTGTTGGTGGAGGTGCACCAAAGATCATATTTCTCTGATGCTGAGACTTTGTCCCTACATATTCTTTTACTTTTAAATATTTTTCTCCTTCCCCTGTTATTTCTTTTCCTCTAGTGTCTGGAGTATCACTTTGTATCTCTGTATCTGTATCATAATTTACAGCAGTACCAGTAGTAGTAGTAGAACCACCGCCTGAGTCTGAAGAGTCTTGTTGGTCTTGCTCTTGTTCTTGACTTTCTCTTTCTTCGCCGTATTCTTCATTTTCTTCTTGACCACCTCCTTGATCTCCGTCTGGATAGTAAAATATTGGAAATTTAAACATATTTTATTTGTTTAGCAATCGCATCCGCAACTATTGTCACAAACCTCTCTTGCTTTAGTATATTTATTATGTGCGTCTTGTATATATCCTGTTTGTAATGTTGTGCCTACAGTATTTCCTTGTTTTAGTGAATATTCAGAAGACTTTAGTAATAACATAATTTTTTGAGCTTTTGCTAAAGTTGAAGAACATTTTGCACAATCACAAGCACAGTCTATAAGTTCATTGGTTAATTTTGCTAAACAGCAATCAATATCACATGGTAGTAATACAGATTTTCTGTCTTGCTCTGCTCCATCAATATAGGAGATTACAGTAACAATTCCATTAGTTATAGATAAATCAGAAACTAATAAAGGATAACTAATAGCTCCACTTGATGCTGTTACTGTAAAGTTTGGAGAAGTTATATTTAATACATTTGCTCCTGATGCATTCACCACACCAAATGTCAAAGTAGCGCTTGTACTAGCGCTATAATAATCTGCAATTATGTTGACCTGCTCACATGTAGGAGATCCTGAAACTGTTAAAGCCATAGTTTATTTGTTTTAAAATTAGAAAAAGATATATAGGGGGACTAATGCCCCCTATAAGTCTTATATTAAAGAATCTGCTTATGCAGACTCTGCTAGTAAGTAGTATTCAACATATACATCAACTACACCAGCAGTTAAAGCTGCTGTTGCAATTGTAAATTGTATACCTGTTCCACTTGTAGTTTTGTCTGTAACAGAGTGTTCTGTTACGTCCTCATCATCAAAAGCTCCATTATCAAAAGCTGTTGCAGCTTTTAATGTTACTCCTCCTGCAGAAAGTGCAAGAGTAGCAGAACCACCACTAGTCATTGCTGTAGTAACTACAGAATAACATCTAACGATAACTGCGTTATCAGGAATGATTGCTGAATTAGACGGTACAATTGTACTTGCAGCACCACCGTCAACTGAAAAGTCGTATCTAGCGTGTGCTGTTGTTAATTTTGGATTTGCCATTTTATTCTATTTTTTTTAAAAGTTAATAATTATAGTGATAATGCTGGAAATACTCCTGCAAAATAACCGTTTAATTTTGCCTCAACAACTGCACTATCAGCATCGCCTTCTTTTAAAGCAATAGATATTTCTATTAAATTATCAACTCCGTGAATTTGAGAATTTGAAGATCCATCTTTAGTTGCTACAATGTTGTACATGTCATAATCCGTACCTGTTGCTGACATAAAAGTAGGTTGCTGTGGTAAGTGTCCTCTGAAATAGAATCCATGAGATGTTCCTTGTTGATTTTTTTCATATTCTCTTACTGCGAATCCATCACCGTACCCAGGGTCTGCATCAACTACATGATTTGTAACTGTGTAAGTCTGAGTAGTTTCTGGATTAATTGAAACTAGAACTTTAAATACTACAGGCTCATAGTCCCAAGTGTTTCCACTTTGAGCTGTATCACCTCTTTTTGCTCCTGAAAAAGTAACAGTACCTGAACCGTTATCTCCTGCTAAAGGATTTAACCAGTCTGGTATATTATCTAAAGCTTCAAAAGCATCGTGAATTGCAGTTCCAGAGTTTGTAACGTTTGCACTTGCAGCAATTGTTACGCTAAACTTAAAAGACTCTGATGTTCTAGGACCGCTTGATCTTACAAATTTAACTTCAATTTCTTTTGCTGTTGCTGCGTTAGTAGTAACTGGTAAAATAGTAGAAGTTTGTGCTGTTGCATCAGAAAATGCTTTACCACTAAAATCAACTACATCTTTACCATAAAACCAAGGAGTTGCAACATTTAAACCGTCAGGTCCTCCTGCAACTATTCTTATTTGTGGAGCATCTACAATAGTCTCACCAATAACTAACTCAGTGGGTCCAGATGCGCTTAATTTTTGTACAGAAACTGCACCGTCATCTACTAACCCGTTGGTTACACCAAATGCCGTACCGTCTCCAATAATTAAATGTCTTGCCATTTTTTTATTTTTTAAATTATTTATTCATTTTTATTTACCTCTATTTGGTGAGTTTGATACCTTGGATCAGAGATCCCTTCAAGTATGCTGCTCACAGTCATGTCCACTATCTCTTGATGACAGTGTTCGGGTAATTCACAACTAATCCCCAAAGATAATGAAATCTTAGAGGGTTTTCTTATATAAGTTATTTTCAAAGCGTCTATTATAAATATATCACTCGTGTATACATCTATAGTGTTTCCACGTATTGTGTATATTGGTCCTGTGTGTTTGGTTGTATTAAAAGGGTCTGTTAGTAATGTAAATATGTCATCTTGTTGAACAAATTTACTGCTTACTGTAACTTCTACAGGCTCTTCAGTTAATACTCTTTTTTCTTTTAAATTAGCTGCTGAATAATAAGGATCTCTACTTTGTAAATGCGTTCCTCCAGATTCTACATTAACTATAGTTGTTACTGTACCTACTGAGGCATCCCATTCTAACCAAGGAAATACATTTGGATCTGGTACTACAATAAATTGTCCTTGATAGTTTAGTTCTCCAAACTGTTCCCAGTATATTGTAAATCCTGTTCCTGGGTTATCTAGTATATCTCCTCTAACAGAATTTATATCCTGTGGAAATTGATAACTATTATTATTTTGCCATACAATAGCTGATCCTTGTGTTAAATCGCTTGCATCTTCATACATTATAATTGAATCTGCAATTGAAGAGTTATTATTACAAACAAATGTATCTAATGAAATAGTAAAAAATAATAAAGGTATAGGCTCATTTAAAAAATAATCTATTTTAGTACAAGCGTCATTTCTATGTACTCTAGCTAATGTATTAACTAAGTATAGATAATCAGGAGGTAAAGTAAAAGTATCAATACTAAATTTAGCTCCTAGTTCCTCTTTAAAAAGTGTAGGTGCTTCATATTCTCTTACTAATGATCTTAAATCATCAATACGTTTTTGTGACTCTTCAAATCCTTTTCTATATTTATTATTCCTACCATATTTAGTATTAATAAATCTCATCATAGATTTATTTAATTCTATGTCTATTTCTTGTGATAAAAGCAAATCAGCTTGGAGTGAATTTATTTTATCCACTCCTTGCTGTATTGCTAAATGCATTTCTTGTACATTCATATTATACTAATGCTAATTCTTTGAGTTTAGCTCTCATTATTGTTAGTGTTCCAGAGTTCTTTTTATCTTTTAAGTAGACGACTGCATTATCCATGTTTTCGCCAAGTACTTCATCAATATAAATTATCTGGTTTCCTATTTTTCTAAGAACTCCAGCTGTTACCATTTCTTCAATCTCAGCTTTTAGTTCTAAATTTTTATCTGTAGTAATTCTTACAAACTTCTTTGGATTTGAATTTTTAATTTCATATAAAGAATTTTCTATTTGATCTGCTGTCATTCTATCAGGATTAACATTAGATAAAAGTCTTAAAACTCTCTTCATGTTTTTAGGACTAGAAGATAATTTAATAAATTCTTTATCTGCATCTTTCTTTATTTGTATTTCATTGTTTCTAGATTTATCTTCTCTTGTTAAATCTTGAATATAAAATCTTTTGTTAAAATCAGCATCCATTTCATTTTTAGTCATAGCTACATGAGGATGTTTTAATGCAAATCTATATTTAATATAGTCTACTATTTGTAGAGGCATATCATTATCATCCGTACCTATTTCTAGTTCTACCCCAGTAAATCCTACAGGAATTGTCATTTCTGCCCAGTATTGTTTAGAATATTTAGGCCAATCAACGTGATCAGGATTAACATCTAAAATACCTTGCATGTATTTCTTTTCTTCTTCAGGGGTAAAAGGTTTTAAAGGTTGTCTATTTACATAAACACTACTGAGTTTGGATACGGCCTCAGCTCTTACCGCTTTAGGCAAATGGTTTAATATTTCCTTTTGTCTAATTGTTATTTTTTTACTCATAATTCAGTTCTTTTTTTAAGGTTAAGTTGTTAGGATATAAAGAATAACTCTCCTAACTGAGTTAGATTAAAGACTAAAGTCATGGGGAAATTAATCCCCACAACCTTAATCAAAAACCAATATATAGACGCAAATTAATGCCTATGTTACGATGCTGTGCACGTAATATCAATAGATGTGTCAAATCTTCTTAACACAATACCTGCTGTCTTTAACATGTGCACAGACGCCCCGTCAATGTCAGATGCTCTAGCATCAGATCCTGAGAATCCTCTAGGGACTACAGATCCAGCTACACACCATCTCATTGCCTCACGACCTTTCTTAGAAATCATTTGAAGGTTATTTTGACCATCATAATTTGATTGATCAACAAATACCATTCTGTAAGACTCTAAAGAGTATCCTGTTGTAGGGTGTTTTGCACGAGCTTGCGCCACGGCACCATGATCAAAGATTGGTAATTTTACCACATTGATCGTGTGTCCATCTACATGCTCATAGGTAGTGAAGTATCCAGTTAATCCTAGGTTACGTCCTGAACCTGTGATAAATCTGTTTTCTCCTCCCACTTTAAAAGTATTATTTGAAAAGTGGCTTTTAAGAGCTTCATCAAATTCTCTTGCTCCTCCTGTTCCAGTATATAAAGTTACTTGTTTAACAGAAGCATCAGTCATTCCGTAGAATAAGTCTCCGATGATATTCTTAAGTTTTGTCTCAGTCATTGTAGAGTAAGTGTCAGTGTTGACGATTTGCTCTAAAAGACCAGGACCTACGATTACAGGTTGTCCATTTTCATCTTTCATGAAAGTATGTCCGTTTGCATCGTATGTTTTTTGACCGTACCAGTAGTACAATTCACACTCTTCTTTAAAGTCAAGCATGTGTAAGTACTCTTCGTAGTCCATCCAAAGCTTAGTAGTAGATCCTCCTTTAGTTGGTAAAGAAAATTCTGCTACAAAATCTTTAGCGTTTCCAGACATGTGGTAAGATTTTCTAACTGTAGTTAGTTTGTTTCTTACTTTACCTGGAGTTTCCCAGTTAGAAGCATTACCTCTAGAGAAATCAACTCCTACAGGTGCATACATTTGAGCCCAAAGTGCTCCCGCTACTGCATCGGCTGCAGGTAAAGTTGCTGAAGCTACAGGGTTAACTAACTGTAGTGTATACTTGTATGAAGATCCCCCAGCTACTTGCTCAGGTGCTTTCATTATACGTGCTTGTGCTCCTGATTGAGATACTAACACATATGGGAATACGAAGTGTTTGTCAGGAAATTCTAATTCGAAAGAAGATCCACCCAAACCTAAGTTTGCGTTTGCATTTGCTGTTGCCACTGGTCTCGTTCTTAATCTATGTGTTGCCACACGATACTCATACTCTAATCGGTCAATAGACTTAGTGTTACCAACTCCTTCTGTTAAGAAAGATAGAGGGAATCTTTTATCGTCTTTTCCTGCTAAATGAGTAATAATTGGAGACAGTTCAGTAGGCTTAGTCAACAATGCATTTGCTAGACTGTTCATATCAGTCATTTGCGAATCATTGTAAAACGTCTTTTGAACGCTTATATTTGTTCCATTTACTGCCATTTTATTATAAAATTTTATAGGGTACCTATTTCCCTGTTAAGGTATATCTTTAAATATTGAGATCTAAATTATCTAAATCAAAACTTTTCTTTCGTGTTGATCTTTTACGAGCACTTTTTACAGTCTCCTCATTTTTAGCTATTTTTTGTCTCAATGTTTTCGTAGCCGTTGTCTTTGCTTTCTTGTTTATAATATTCTCTAGATTAAATCCTTTATACATTAAATAATCTATAGCTAATTTTACATCCATTTCAGCTTCAGAGTGATCTACATCACGCTGTGTGTAACCTTCTTTAGTTACCGGCTTCGAGAGATAGTTAAAGAATTTTGTTTTTTCTCTTTCTGGAACTTGCAATCCTGCAAACTCTTTTGATTCTTTAATTGTCTCTTGAACTCCATTCCAAAACTCCATCTGCTTTTCTTGTTGCTGTTGTAGTTCTGCTCTTTGTCGTTCTACTAATTGCTCTTTTTCCTGTGTTTGTACTTTACCTAAAGCTTGTTTTGCTGCTTCTGCTTTTTTAAATAATTTACCAGAATCTTCATAATCTTCTAGCATTTCTTTGATAAAGTCTCCATCGTGTCCTTTTTGATTAAAGTAATCTGTAAGAATTGCTTTTTGACTTCTTGCGTCATCTTCTGCAATATCCATTTGATTATAATCTAAAGTAGGATCAAAAGCTTTCATAAATTTTTGAGATTCTCCTCCAGCTAATACATATTCCATATGTTTTTTAACTAACGGAAATTTCTCAAGAACTTCATCAATTCTTTCGTCTGCCATTTGAGAAGCTATATCTTTAGTCATCGCTGTTAATCCTTCTGCTGTATCATCATATTCACCTTCATAACCTAAGCTATCTAATATTTCTGATACAACTGTAGAATCTTCAGTAGATTCAACTTCTTCGTCGTCAGACTCTTCTTCTTCTACTTCTTCCTCCTCATCTTCGTCCTCTGTCTCTTCCTCAAGCTCCTCTTCTTCATCATCAATATCTTCAAGTTCAGCTTGTGGTTCTTCTTTTACTTCTTCTTTTTGTTCAGCTACTTCTTCGATAGGTTCTACCTCAGCAACTGTGTCAACTCCATCACCCCCAATAACATCATCAAAGGTAATATCGTCTAATTGTATTTTTTCATTTGGGTCCATATATATATTGTTTTAATTTACAAATTTAGTATTTAATTTAATTGGTTTTTACTTTTTTATATTTTTGATTTTATCTTTATTATATAACACTTCTTAAAAAATGTTCTTTGTTCTTTCATTCCATTTTTTTCTTTCAGTAGCTATTTCTTCTTTAGTAAGACTTTTTATAGACTTACCATTAACTTTTCCTTTATGATTGTTAAGCCAATACATAAAAACTTCTTCTTGTGTTGGAGGGGTATCTCTTTTAACTACTTTGTTAAACTCATTTCGTCTTTCAGGACCTCCAAATATTTTATCTCCTATAAATATACCCTCTTGATCTTCTTTACTAAATGTAGAAAAGTCTTGAGAGTTACTAGAAATATATTTGTCATATATATTAGTAAAATCTTTTATAGTTTTATCTGTATTATTTTTTAAAAAATTAGCTGTTCTATTTAAAGCTGTATTAGCTCCTTTTTTAGGACCTATTTCAAATTGAAACAAGCCTCTTCCAGGACCATCAAATAATGTACCGTCATCTTTTTGTGATACCTGTATTTCGTCAAATTTATTTTTAGATTCATGTTCAGCTATAGCATTCATTACAAGATTTACATTATTAGTATCTCTACCACTAAAGTTCATATACTCCATCATATGGTTTCTAAGACCACCGTCTTGTTTTTCATCATAATCTGGGTTTGTAGAAAAATAACCTTTAGGAGCTTTATATCCATACTGCTGTAAGAACTCTTTTTCTAGTCTTTTTATATTTAATCTATACTGTTCTTTTCTTTCTTCATTTACTTTGGCTCCAACTGTTTGTTCTTCTTCTAAATCATTTAAATATACTCTACCATATATTTCTGGTGGTGTTATTCCTACAGCTTTAGTTACTTTATCTACTAGTTCATTAAGTTTTGGACTTCCAATACTATGATCAAGAGGATTTAAATCCCATTTGTCATAATAAGAATAGTATTTACCTTTTTTATCTTCACCTTCTTGTATTTTAAATTCTCCTAATACTCCACCTGCATATCCATAGCCTGGAACTAAATTATCATCTTTTATTAATTGTTTAATTTTATTTTCTGTTACTATTGATCTATAATATTCTGCATCTGGATCTTTTGCTTTAGTTGGTTTATATATAGCCTTTGCAATACTATTATATTTTTGAGGTTGACCCATTGTCATATTTAAAAGATCCATTCTTTCAGTAGTAGATGCAAAGTCATCAGTTCTATCAGCCCACCACATAGGACCATATCTAGCTTCATCAGCATCTAATCTTTCAGGATCTTTTTTATTAAATATTACTGCATCAGCTAATCTTTTTAAAGGTTTTTCATAACTATATGGCTCTAAATTTTCTGCTATACGTTTTCTAATAGGATCAGTTATAAAATCAATAAGTCCTCCAGTTTGTTTTTTAGTGTTTATTTCATTTTTCCAATTTCCTTTCCTAGCAAAATCAATCATTTCTTCTTTAGTATCAAACTTGTATATTTCACCTCTTTTCTCTGCTTCTTTACGTCCACCTTCAAACCAGTTACCTTGTTTATCTTGAAATATAGTTGCCCAAGCAGTTAACTTATCATCATCAGCCATTAAGTGAGTTGAATGCGGTTGTCCTTCATACATTGGAGTTTTTGAAAAGTATTCAGTATTTCTAACAGGATCAGTAATAACTGCCTTCTTATTTATTACATAAGTACTACCATTTCTAGATTTTACTCCTCCTTCTTTAGCTAGTTGTGTAGGTTCAGATGTAGTACTATCTACTAAATTAGATGGTAATGATGGTGATTCTGGGAAATCTACATCTATAGGTTGAGGTGATTGTGGTATACTTACAGGTTCAGGTGTAGACATGGCAGATTGTTCAGGTGCAGGAGAAACTTGACCTCTAAGTGCTGCAATTATATCCTGAGATTCAGAAGATCTTACTTGATTTAAAATTCTTCGCCTATCTTGATTTGTTAGCATTCTGTTTTGCTATTTCTTTTTTAGTTTGTATATCCTCTCTTTTTACAGCATTAGAATCCATATCTCCTTGCATTTTTAATTGTAATGCTTGCTCTTTTAAATCTAGCTCTCTCTTTTTTAGTTCAAAGTCTTGTACCATCTTTTCTAAATTTAAAGCATTAGCTCCTGATTGATCTTTAGCTTCTGCAGCTATTAATGCAATCTCAATATCTTTTTGTCTGTCTTTTTCATTTTCAAGCATATCAATTTCTAATTGCATTTCTTGTGCTGCCAACTGTTGTTGTTGCATTTCTTGTTGAGCTTGTTGCTGTGCTTGTTCTAATTCAGCATTTGCTTTGTCTGCAAGTTTAAGATTTTTCTTAATTTGTGTAAAGCTATCAGAATCTAACATCTCAGCTATATCTCCTGGCTTAGCACCGTTTTGCATCATAGCTTGTGTTAATCCTTTAATATTTTGCAGTTTCTCTTGATCTTTACCTGCATCAGAAACAAATATACCAAAGTTAGCTTCCATATATTCTAAACTATTTATATCTAAAAAGTCAGTTGTACCATCAGGTAATACAAACATACCTCTCTTACCGGTTAACCATGCTTCTTTAGAATAATCTAATAGAGCTTGAAAATCTCTTTGCTCCATTCTTTCAAACTTTCTAAATAAATCTTCTGTAATATGTGATGATTGTAATATAGCTTGTTGTGAAGATGCTTTACCTTCGTATGCTCCAATCTCACCTTGTCTTTGTCTACTTACTCCAGATATTTTTTCCCACTCTACTAGTATAGATTCTAGCAGTGTAATATACTGGTTAATTGTTTTTATAGACATGTCTAATACAGATTGATGCTGAGGATTTAATTGTATACCTTCTTTATTGTAATCTACCCAAGCAATACCTGTACCTTCTACGTAGTACATAAATTTATCCATGTCCCATTTTTTAGGTATCATGTTAATATCAAACTGTGCAATAATATCTTTACTTCTAGCTATTGCAAGTTCTAATCTGTATTTGTAAATGTTGTAATTTAACTGATAAGGTATACCAAGTTTTACTAAAGATATATTTTTAGCATTTGTGTCTGAGTATCTTCTACCATTTATAGGTAATTTACATTTAGAAGGATTTTCTAAAGATAATCTTTGATTAAGTATAGGATTTATATTTACATATATTCTACCATCTATTCTTGTACCTTCCCATACTTCATTAACCCATTTAAATTCTAATTTACCCCCTAAATCTTTTATTTCTGCTGGCATTCTAAACCCATCTTCAACTTCTACTTCTTCAAAGTCTCCTGTTTCAGGATCAAAGTAAGTTAAGAATCCTAATCTTTTTCTAGACTTCCAATATACATTTACAACTTCTATTAATCTATTTCTGTATGTATTTTCATCTTTACCTGATGAGTTAGCATATAAAAAAGAAATGTCAGTTTCAGAATGTCTTGGCTCTTCTAATTCTAATATTTCTTGCTCTGATAAACTTTCATAATAAGCATCAATAACTGTAGATGCATGTACATACTTTCTAACTAATGCCCAATCTCCATCTTCTACAAATTCTAAATCTGGATCAAGGTCATAGTCTACATCTAATGGGTTTAGTATTTCATAATAAGGCTCATTGTTTCTTACACCTCTATGCGTATAACATTCTCCAGTAACTAAATAGTGAAACCAAGCTTTTTGTATTTTATCATATACTTCTTGTTCTTGAAATATATAATTCATAGCTTGTTGTCCTAAAACAGCTCTATTATCAACATAATTTAATTCAAACATATCAGCTATGTGTTTAGGTGTTGGTATCTCATCCATGTTTGCACCTATATCTACACCCATAGCTTGTACTTCTTGTAAAAACTTTTGTCTTAAATTAGCAGCAATAGCTTCTTGCTTTTGCTGTTCTTTCATGGTAATAGAATCTGAGTTTTGAACTGTAACAGTATAATTGAGAGGTCTTTTAGATTTTTCCCCTAGAAGAAGATCAATTATGGGTTTGATAATGGGGTAGTTACGCATTTCAGAAGGAAAATTCTTACGGGATTTGCCGTAAGGTTTTAGTACGTACTTATAATCTGCCTCGTCAATTACACCGTTATAGTAGTCATATAATATTTTCATATCGTCCTTTTGCTTGTTGTGACTAGCACCAGAACTAGAGAGATCTATGAATGCTTCTACACATTCCTCTCCCCATTTTTTATTTTTTTTAGTAATCGAAAGCTTTTGCCTCGGTATTTTATCGTATCCCATAATCTTACAAATTTAATAAATTTTACCTCTCGTTTTTTGTGTAATACTAATTACAAAGTTGGTATTATAAATATACCACTACAAATAATTACATATATCATACAAACTGTATTTTAAAGTCAGCTCTTCTCCTGCCTCTATCTTACGTTTTGTTTTTATCACCTTATAATGATAATCCTCATCTTTATCCATCAATTCACAGTTAGCATCATTACTATGGTTAATAAATCCTCCTAATGGTGTTCTAATATAATTGTGTTGAAAGTTTGGATCGTATACATGTGTAATACCTATAACTACCTCTCCCGGAATATCTTCTTTTGCTAGGATCCCCGCTCCGTGAATATCTGATGGTCCAATCGCCAAGTATTCTGGCAGAGGGTTATAAGGTTTACAATCTTTTGCTTTATTCATATTAATAATAGTTTTGTTCGAACCACTTATCTGTAGCTCTATCTTCTATGATGTCTTTTACCTCAGCGTTATACAATTCCCTTGTATGATACATGCCTATCATTAAAGACATTACACGGTCAAAGTTACCACTGTGATTAAATTTAATTAATTCTGTTAGTAAAGCTGGATCATATATCTTATGTAAATTTAATAATTTTTTTCCTGTCTCATCAGTACTCCTAACTGTGTTTAGCCAGTCTCTTATATATATCTCACCTTGACGCTTCCTTGCTTCAGTCATATGCATCCCATATTGACGCTTTACGTTCTTACTTCTTAGTTCTTTTTTGTCTAACATCTCAAATTCTTCTTGTAATTTATGCATTTTTCTAAAACGTTTTGCATATGCTATTACCTCACCTCTATCATTCTCAAATCCTATTTTACACCCATAATAGTCTGCTAACATAAACAAATTTCTGTTATAATCATCTTGTGAGTGTGGTCTACCTACATATGAGGCTACAATTATATCATCTGGTTGTGATAAATTGTTAGGTCTTTTTAATACATATGCAGATCCTAATGACATAGAGTCTGCTGATTGATTTTGACCATAAGGGTCATGACAAATTACATATAAATTTAAAGGTACTTGTTGTTCTTGATTTTTATACGGTGCTTCGTATATTACAATTGCTCCTGTCTTATCATCATCTTTTCTGTGTGGAAATTTAGTTATAGGTTTTAAATCACCATCTATTTTAAACTTAACTTCTCCTTTCTCATTATGATATAATCTACCTGCAGTACCTATTGATTGTAAATTTCTAGCTTTTATATTATTATATTGTTCTTGTAATGTTGCAATGTCAAATAAATTAGATGTTATTTGCAGTGTTGCTTCTTGAGGTGAAAAGGGGTGCTCAGCTATATATTGGTCTAAAGATTTTGCATCTGCAGCCCCTTTTTTCTTCTCCCTCATTTCTTGTTCGTATTCTAAAGCATCTTGCTCTATAGAATTACCTTGATCATCTATAAATCCGTCTAAGTTTTTTTGTATTGGTATAAAGTAACCACATCTTGTACCCATAGCTCCTTCATCCCATACATTTTCATAATCCATACAATCATATGCTGCTGGATTGTAAAATATTTCTTCCATAGCTTCAAAGTCAGATCCATCTGTACCACCTGTACCAAATGCTACCATCATCCCTAATGTTTTAGCACCTTGTCTCATTGTTGGCATTGTTACCTCCCATGCTTTTAGTAATCCAGGGAAAGATCCTGCTTCTTCAAAAAATACTAACTCACCTGCCTTACCCCTTACTTTATCTGGATTATCTTTTAGAGATACACCTATAATTTGAGACTTCATACCCATTTCTATCTCCATTCCATTTACTTTTTTCTTATACCCAGATATTTTATGCATTTCTCTGTCTCTTAATCTTGGTTGAGACCATGCAGTATGATCATCTATAAAAGATAAAAACTCCCAAGCTTTTGAGAGTAGTCCGTCACCAATTAAAAATTCTTTGGAGGATGCAAATACAAAGTTTTTACTATTTCTAACAAAAAAGTAATTTCTAGCAAGCATAGATCCAGCTTTGTAAGAATATCCCTTACGTCTTGCTTTTAAAACTATCATATGTTTATTTGCTGCTCTTGCTTTATCTATCTCATGAAAATATTCATAATCTCCATCATAAAATCTAGGGAATGTACGCTCACGTTTTGCTTGCATTGTACCATCAGGTAATAGCTCATCTACAGCTCTATCAATAGGACAATAGTTTAAATAAAAGTAATGAAATCCAGTTATTTCTAAATCCCCTACTTTATACCCATACATACATCTGTTTTGTTCTTCATCCCAAAACTCATAATACTCTCGAGTGCCTGGAAGTGCAGATGTATAGTAACCATTATTTATAAATTCAATGGCGGCTGGTCTGACTCTGTCTGTTTCTTTAAGCATTTATTTTTTATTTTAACTAACTCAGCACATTTCTCATATTCTTCTGTGCTTGTAAAATATTCTATCACAACATCTATTACATCTGTATGTCTGCCATCAGTTTGTAGAGGATCAAATGGCAAAGGAAAATCATCTATGCTATCATTCTCTAAATCGTAATAAAAGTCGTCAACAGTTTTTTTCTTAGTTATCAACATATAAGCATTTTGCATTGCTCGTTCATAAAGTGCTAAATCTTCTAAAAAATCCATTACATACTATATTTATTTACTTCAATCCCTCCTCTATTAGTATTAGCTGCTTGTTCTTCTTTTTTTACTATTTCTTCTAAGTTTCTAAGCCCATCTACTACTTTACCCATTTTTTCTAAATTGCTAATTAAATCTTTTGCATGAAAAATAGGTCTGCCATTGTCATCTACTAAAGTTAAATCTATATCTCTAAAATACTTTTCTAATTTTATAACAGATTCTCTTGCTGCTCGTAGTAACCTAACAGCTGAGGTTTCAATCAATTTATCATACTTTTCACAAGCTGCTAAAACTTCTGCGCTTGGTTTAAAGTTATTCTTTTTTCCAAATATACTATTTTTTACTTCAATTATACGTTGTTCCCACTCGTAAACAGAAAAAGGTGATTTATGATCTGTTGTAAAATATACAAAAGCTAGTTCTTCTACTGTTAAATTTTTAAACTCATTTACAGTTAATGCATATGCACTAGGTGTAGCTCTATTATCTATTATGTGTATTAAATCATCCCTTAGACTCATCTTTTAATTTATTTATATGTTCTACCCTTTTAGGGTTTACAGAAAACTTACCAAAATATGGTAATCTTACCATTTCAAATTTTCCATTCTTCATTATCTTTTCTACAAACTTAAACTGATGGTTTACTATTTCTTCTACCTTTTTTAAAGGTAAATTATATTTAGTTGCTAGCGTTTGTATTATTGCTTTCTTGTCTTTCGCCATCTAATATTTGTTCTTTCCATCTTAAGTCTGGACATTTAGTTGTTTTCCACTTTGCTTTGTGTTCTAATAAACATCCACATAATCCACAACGCATTTTTTCTCGTATTAAGTGTTCACACCTATTACATTCTTCTAATCTTTGTATATAATCTTCTGTTGTAACATTTGGTGCGCCTTGTTTTACATATTCTTTTAAATCTCTAGCAAAAGAACTAATCATATTAAATAATGATGGTGGCACTGGTTTTTCAGTATCACTCATAATAATTAATCTTTATAGTTAAACAATTACCCATAGTATCTTGTAAAATTATAATCTCCATATCGCCTATTTCAAAATATGATGGCACTATTTGCTCAAATATCTTCATTATTCTTTATTTATTGTTATTTCTACAGATGATGTACTAGGATTTAGTAAATTATTTAATTTATAATTATTATCTTTCTTAGATACTACACCTTTATCTTTAAATCTCTTAATATAATTATTTAACGTATTATAATCTTTAATACCTACTATTCTTGCTACTTCTTTCTTGTTTTTTACGCTACAAAAGTTTTGTTCTTCTGTAATTATCTGTACATCTATAAATGCAGCTAATATTTGTAGTCCTTTTTCTGTTAAATTAAAAATACCATTCCATAATTGTACGTATTTATACGTAGTATCCATAGTTACTGTTATTTTTCTTTTCATTTTTCTTTAATTTTTGCAATACCTCCGTTTATTTCTATAACAGATGTTTTAGATTGCTTGTTAAACTCTACTATGTAAGGTTCTATTTCTGTACGTGTAGCCATAAACGACAAAAACACTTGTAACTCTTTTAATAACAGTTCAGTGTTTTGTCTTAATTCTGCAGCCTTTTTAGATGCCTCTAGTAAAGTATGGTAATCTTCTAAACTTAGAGTAACTTGTCCTGTTACCACTTGCCTAATATTTGATGTTCTGAAATAATTAGGTATAATTTACCATCTATTTCTGTTCTTGCAGCCTCTGATCTAGGATCTACCATTACAGTGTCACCTTTTTCTACAAAGTTACAATGAGGCCCAACAGCTATCGCCTCCAAAACGTTTGATCGTTTAGAGTTCTCCATAGCCGTAGCTTCATCTAATATTATTCCTGATTCTGTTTCTGTAATTACTGGGTCCGGAAGGACTATCCAGCTTCCACTTGGTTTAAATTTCATATCTATATATTTTTTTACAAATATATAAACAATTTTTTTACATTTCCAAATATCTGTGGAGAAAATATAGCTCTCCCCCTTGAGGATTCTTTTTCAAGTTGTGATTTCACTCTAGCAGTGCTCCGTTTTACGGGACCCAAGGATACTAAAACTAATGTTAATTCATCGCACTTACCTGTGTGCATTGTATCCTAACTAGAGCTTATACCTTAACTCTTTTGCAACTACCGGAGAAAACTCTATCTCTATTTGAGACTACAATCCGATGTCTAATCCCTTTTTTGGTTACCGGGGGATGAATAATGTTGCAGTGCAAAGATATAAAAACTTTGAATAAAAAAATAAAATTACCAAAAAATTTTTTTTAACAGGTTTTGTGAGCGTACTAACCAACACAGTCAATGACCCCCGCTATACAACGCACTTAAAGTACCCCGTATTGGGATACTGGTGTTAATACAAAATTGCGTTATGGAAAATAATTTAATCACAGCTACACTAAAATACTTCTCACAATCTGGTAAATCTGCGTTCATTACTACTGCATCTAATCCATTCTCTATGGATAGCATTGCTGGTTATGTAAATGCATCCTCTATTTTAAATCTAGAACCAGGCTCTACTTTTAAAATGCCACAAGGCTTTACTCTTAAACCTATGGTTAATGAGGACGGAGAGCCTTTTACTACTAAAAGTGGAGAAGTTCGCATGAAGTTTGTGTGGTAATATTAAGGGACTTTGTCCCTTTTTTACACGCACAATCAAAAAACATACGCACAACAATCAAAAACACTTGCTATTCAACGTGTAAGTGTGCGCACTAGGCTGTATTCGCACGATTTAAGCCTAAATCAACAACTATTGTAATTGTTTACATAATACAATATAACACTTAATAACTAAGGGTAGGTTTTTATAATTAATTACAACTAACGTTGTGTTTTCATAATAACTTGTTTGCCTATCCTTAGTTAACTTCTAGAATAGTTCACACATGGTACACCTTAGATTAGGTGAACGTGCACTCCATGCCTCAGTTTTTGCTAATATAGAGTTACTGCGACGTTAGTAGGTAATTATATTAGGGTTGCAAACTGAAAGTCATATAAGGAGAGGGGTTTGACTACTATTCTTATAATTTAAAAAGACTCACAAACTCTACATACTATTTACTACTTTGATAGATGATAGGTGTATGATAAGAGTCTTTTAACTACAAAAGGTCACGATAATACCTCAAATTATCACAATAATAAACCAATTAAATATTTTAAAATGGCAAATCAATTAAATAGTGGTAGTCTAGACACTCTAAAAGTAGACGACGTAATACTAACTCACGTAGAAAAGACTGCAAATGGTGGTTACAGAGCTGAGTTTGTAGAACATATTAATCGTGGCGGTAATGGTACAGATGATGTGCTAGCAATGATGAACGCTAGCGATCCAAGATTCCAAAGAGGTAGTAAAACATACACTTGGGTTCCAGCTACAATAACAGACGTAGAGACTTTACTTAATATCGATGGACTTGATATTGAGAACTCAGAGTTTGTATCTGTAACTAGTAAGTCAGGTAAAGTTAGACAAGTTGTACCTCTTAACATTCTTAATCCTGAGTTTAATGGTAATAAACTTAGAGTTGAGATTACAGAGACAACTACACCAACAGACTGGCAAAAAGCTAATGGTGTAGGGCATAAAGTTAATCCTGCAACAGGTGAGATCTTATTGAAAGATGGGCAAAAGATTTATAGAAACACTAAGATGACTATAAGCGAGCCTTCTCACACATTTGTTCAGCATGATAGAGTCAACGAGGTTGTTGAGACTCAAGTGCAGGACATGGCAGACATGATGCTATAATAATACAGACGCAATCTGTGTATTAGTATAAGATAATGGGAGACGAGAATAACAATCGACAACAGGCACTGCGCGCGGTGTCCTTATTAACAACGGAGCAAGAGAGCCTACCGTTTCCCATTGTCTTGTACATAATTTAAAATAAGTTTATGATACGATATGATAGAACGATACCACGTATAGTAAAACGTACAGTGGTAAATGAAGAGATTATTTTTCAGGGAAAGAAAATAATTAGAGAAAAAATAATTAAAACAGTTGAAATACCTAAGATTATAAATGAGGATTTAACATTTCAGATGCAGTTTGGATTTCATCCAGGCATACCTACTAGGAATACAAAATCAAGTGGTATAGAACAACGTTTTATAGAAATAAATAATAGATAACTAAATTAAATAATAAATTATGGAAACAGTACTTTTAATTGTAGGTATAATCGCTGCCTACGGATTTGGTTTTGTGTCTGGTGTGATATATGAATCATCAGCACATCAAGACAAAGAGGCGATGAAGGATTTATTTAGAAAAGAACAAAAGACTAAGCTAGGTAAAACTAGACGTAAAAAAATGCCAGCAGGTTTTGGCACATTTGGTCCAGGCAATAGTAATGGTCCTTCTAATACAGTTGGGAACGCATGATGGCAGAAGAAACAAAATTAGTAATAACAAGTATCGTAGAGATAAAAGTACTATGGCTCATATTTGGTGGTGTCTTAGGATTTATTGTATGCGAACTATTAAAACATAGACACAAATGGGACAGATGAAATGGGTATTTTCATTGATAGATGAATGCCGAGAAAATGAATTTAAACTAGCATATGAGGTTGCGCTTCGCAAGAAATTGCTTATCTTTAAGTTTGATAATATGGACATTGATATTATAAAAGCAGGCGCTGCAATTAAGATAATTAATGACTATAATGATAACTTAGAAGAGCAAGCAGATCAAGCACAAGCGGAAAGAATATACTGGTTGGAAGTAGAAAATAAATTAAACTCATGATACATTTAGTAGATGGTTCATCAAAAACTGTACCTTCTCCGCATTATCAGTCAGCAATGATTGATGATGTGGTAAGGTATTGTCAAACAAAACAGATACTTGGTGTAGACACAGAGACTGAGGGCTTTGATTTTACTACTAAGAAGATGATTATGTTTCAGATTGGTGACGAAAATCAGCAGTTTGTTATTGACACTAGACGTGTCAGCATTGAACCACTACGTAATATATTACAAAACAAAAACATTCTAAAGATATTTCATAATGCAAAGTTTGACTACAAGTTTATTAAAAAGTGGTCAGATATTATATGTGAAGGTATCTATGACACATATTTGGTAGAGCGTGTGCTAAACTGTGGTAAACAAAACTATGGTTATGGTCTGAAAGATGTATGCAAAAGATATTTGGATGTAGATCTAGATAAAGAGGTGCGTAGTAAATTTATAGGACTAGCTAGCAAACCATTTACAGATAATCAGATTGTGTATGGTGCAAAAGATGTAGAGTATTTGATAAAGATACGTACACATCAGTTGCCACTTGTAGATAGAAACCAACTCAATAGAGTTATTGATCTTGAGAATGAAGTTGTGCTAGCATTTGCAGACATCGAGTACAATGGTTTGGATTTAGATTCAGAGAGTTGGAAGAAGATTGAGAAAGTTAACACAGAAAAAGCTGATAATTTACAAGATAGTTTGGATCATATGGTTACACTTGATCCTCGTCTAGATAGATTTGTATCTAAATATGTACAAGCAGATTTGTTTACAGCGGTAGAAGATTTGAGAAAGATAGATATAAAATGGACATCACCTAAACAGGTGTTGGAAGTATTTCAGTGTCTTGTGCCAAAGCTAGATAATGTAAATGGTAAGCAAATGTATAAGTATAGATTTCAGTATCCATTGATTGACAAGTATGTAAAATATAAAGAGGCTATGAAATTATGCACATCGTATGGTGATGCATTCTTTAAAAACCTATCAAGTGATAATAAAATACATACAAACTTTCATCAGATACTAGACACCGGTCGTGTAAGTAGTAGTAAACCTAATATGCAGCAGATACCTGCAGATAATATTTACAGGAATTGCTTTACTGCGCCAGATGGTTGGAGTTTTGTTAGTGCAGACTACAGTTCACAGGAGTTAAATGTAATTGCATTTGGTTCTAAGGATCCTGTATGGATAAAAGCACTACAAAATAATGAAGACTTACACTCTACGTGTGCAGAGTTAGTTTATGGAGAAGAATGGTTAAATGCAGCAGAGGATGATTGCGCTTACATGAAACTTAGAATGAAATGTAATTGTCCAAAGCATAAAAAATTGAGAACAAATGTCAAAACTATTAATTTCGGGCTTGCTTATGGCATGGGCCCTAATAAGCTTGCTGATACTCTTAACATCAGTGTGGACGGAGCTAAAGTCCTCATCGAAAAGTATTTCCAAGCGTTCCCGGCAATCAAAGGGTTCCTAGATAAGCTAGGTAACTTTGGTAAAAAGTTTGGGTACATAAAAACTTTCCCACCATATAATCGTAAGAGGTGGTTTAGTACATGGTATCCAAAGATTTGGAATAACAAATCGTCAGTCATGGAGCTGGGTAGCATCGAGCGTGCTAGCAAGAACACACCTATACAGGGTGCATCTGCAGATATGACTAAGAAGGCATTGGTATTTATTAGAGATTATGTAGCTGCACATAATTTACCGGTTAAAGTGGTAATGACTGTGCATGATCAGATAGATACTATATGTAGAAATGATCAGGTGTCTGATTGGGCTGTAGTTATGAAAGGTCTAATGGAACAGGCAGCTTTGGAGATTGTAAGTAATGGCTTATTAAAAGCCGAAGTAACAGTAAGTAATTGCTGGGAAAAATAAGTGTGAGTGAGGTTCTAATCTAACCGGGTGTTTAAGAGACATCCCTAATATTAAATGTTTGCCTCACTCATGTTTATTTATAAAACTATATATATGAGTAAAATAATGCAAAGTCAATTAGGAGACTGGTATCCAATGTTGTTACCTATCCTACAAACAAAAACGTTTCAAAAAATAGCAGCACATATTAGAGATCGTAGAGCTGCAGGTGTAACAATATTACCGGAGACATCTAGAACATTTAAGGCATTTAGATTATGTCCACTAAAAGATGTAAGAGTTGTAATATTGGGACAAGATCCGTATCATGATGGTAGCGCAACAGGACTAGCGTTTGCCAATCGTACAGGTACACGTAAAGTTAGTCCAAGTTTAAAGAATATAATCACAGCTGTAGAAATAGATTATGGTAACAAGCATGAAGTAAATGTAAAAGGATTGTTAGATATAGATGTATCATTAGAGAGTTGGGCAAGACAGGGTGTGTTGTTACTTAACACAGCATTGACTGTAGAACAAGGTAAAGCCGGATCACATACAGAGTTATGGAAAGATTTTACAAGAATGTTTATAGAAATGTTATCTAGAAATAAATCTAATCTTGTTTTTGTGCTGTGGGGTAAAAAAGCACAAGCATATGAACAATATATTAGAGGGAATCAAACTATTCTTAAAGCTGCTCATCCTGCTAGCGAATCTTACACTGGTGGTAATAGTGGTTTTTATACTTGTGGGCATTTTAATATCATCAATGAAACTATTGATAAATCTATAGAGTGGAACACATCAAATATTGTAGAGTATGAAGGAGGAAACTAGAGATATAATAGCAGAACTGAAACAGAAACAATATCTAGATAAGATATATGCAGGCAAAGTAAGAGAATTTGATGATTATTTTAAACCTACTAATTTAATAGAGGTTAGAGTAAAAAAGTATAGGTATGAAGGTACAAACTATAGTCAATTTGTAGCTGCGCCAGAAGATTATAAACCTCTGCCAACAGCAAAGCAGCTAGCGGTGCATAATGATATGAGTAGATATAAACTAAAGAAAGATAGAATAGATAGGATTATTAATTTAAAAGGCATTAAAAAATGGTAACTAAAGACGATGATATTGTGAGTAAAATAAATAAAATAAGAGATAAAGAACAAAGAAAGGCCCTAAATGCATGGGCTTCTCAAAACTTTGTTGGTTCTGTTATTGCAGGTACAGGCTTCGGTAAATCTAGAGTTGGTGTATTAGCAGTGGAACATGCACTAAAAAATGGTGGTGATGCATTGATACTTGTGCCTACTGTACAATTGCAAGATCAGTTTGTAGAAGAATTTGATAAATGGGGTGTATCGTCTGATAATGTGACAGTTATGTGTTATCAAAGTGCATATAAATTACAAGGACATCATTATGATATTGTTGTGTGTGACGAGATACATTTAGGTTTGTCACCACAGTATCGTATGTTCTTTGAGAATAATCATTTTGATAGATTGTTGTGTATGACTGCAACATTACCAGAAGAAATGGAATACAAAGAGTTATTGCAAGAAATAGCACCAACTGCATACAAAATTACACTAGATAGATGTGTAAAACTAGGTATTGTTAGTCCTTATGAGATTACATGTGTACCTGTAGAGCTTACAGAAGAAGAGAAAGCAACATACAAAAAGATAAATAATAAATATGTTTATTGGAAGCTGCAACTAGGTAACTTTGATGCATTTAACGAGGCTAGAAGAATTTTGGCTAAAAGAAATGCTAGTGGTGTGCAAATACAAGCAGCGGTACAGTTTTATAGATGTATTAGAGCTCGTAAACAGATTGTAGATTTTGCAGAAAACAAGATAAATAAGTTTCAGCAGATATATGCATCAAATACAGACAAGAAAATACTAGTATTTGGTGGTGCAAATGCATTTACGGATCAATTGTGTGATTCTATACCAGGAGGTATGGCTTATCACTCTAACAAAACAAAAAAGCAGAAAGAATTAGCACTAGAATCATTTAAAAATGATGATATAAATGTGCTATTTTCTACAAAAGCTCTTAATCAAGGCTTTGATGTTCCCAACGCAAATATGGGTATTATGTGTGGTATTACAAGCAAAGCTTTGTCTATGATACAGCGTGTGGGACGATTAATACGTTTCCAGGAGGATAAAATTGGTAAGATAGTAATTATCTATGTTGCTGATTCTCAGGAAGAAAAGTGGCTTAAGAAGGCTACAAAAAGTCTTAAGAATGTTGTTTGGGAATAATTATACAAATTATTTGTAGATGATAACAAAATTTATTATATTTGCTTTTAGATTTAAAATTAGTATAACAAAACTTTTTATAACCATTACTGCCATATGAATGTAGATATAGATTTTGAAGTGTTAGAACAGACAGGTATGTCTGCTGACGATTATCTATACCTATATGTTATCTACAAGGAAAGTTATGCATATTTAAACAATCTTAATCTAAAACCAAATCTAGAGAAGTTACAAGAAGATGGATATATTAAGCTAGGCGAAACACCTGATCAACATTTTATAAGACAAGAGTTCATAGATCTTTTCTCTTCGAATTTTGATCAGATGTTTGCTGAGCTTATAGGTAATTATCCTATGAAAGTAATGACTACAGATCGTGGTGTCAGAGTGTTACATGCTAAGGATCCAGATTCTAAGGCTAATGCAAAGAGCAAAGCAAAATATAAAAAAATAGTAGGGGATAAGCTATATAAACACAAACACATAATAAAGTGTTTAGATACACAACTTACAATAGAAAGGCACAATCTTGCATATATGCAAAACTTAGAAACATGGATTAATAACCATACTTGGGAGAAGTATGAAAACTTAGATGAAAATGACACAAGACAAGAAACCAACAGAATTACAAGATCCCTTTAAGGATAAGGGATTTAAGAGCATAAGAAAAGCTATTAGTGCGTCATTGCACCAGGTAGCTGATGGTATGAATGGTAGACGTATGGTGTATCCTACCAAATGGGCAAGACTAAACAAAAACTTACTAGGTGGTTTGCAACCAGGTAAGATGTATGTAATTGCAGGTCGTCCAGGTGTAGGTAAATCAGCGTTTAGTAACCAATTGATCTTTGATTTATTGGATAACAATATAGGTAAGAATTTGCTTGTATTGTATTGGACTTTCGAGATGCCCGGTTATCAGCAGATACTGCGTGCAGGCTCAAAAGGCGTAAACAAACAGGTAGGTGAGCTGTTATCTGTAGAAAAGAAATTAGAACAGAGCGCTTATCAAAAATTTAAAGAAGAGGTACTAAAGTATGGGAACTATCCTGTATACTTTAACAATGTACCTAGGGATATGGAGTTTATCAAAGAGGCTAATGTAGATATAACTAACAAAAGGCCTGATTACACCATTATTAATGTATTCGATCACTCTAGACTGATCTTAAGTAGTAGAGAACAAGAATTACAAAAACTAAATGAGGTATCAAAAGGATGTATGTGGTTGCAAGCTAAAATGGGGACTATAAACATTCTGTTATCTCAGTTAAACCGTAACATAGAACAAGAACATCGTGCTAAGGCACAGTATCAGCCGCTGCTAACAGATTTGTTTGGCGGTGACTCTATTGGTCAGGATGCACATGTTGTTATGATGTTACAAAGACCACATGATCTATATGGGATTACAGATACATACTGTAATGAGAATCCTGTTGGTCTGCTAGCAGTACACATGGAGAAAAACCGTGATGGTTTGCTAGGTATGATACCGTACGAAGCGGAGATGTCAACATTTACAATTAAAGAGAGAGCAAAAGAATGAAGAAAAGAAAATTAAATAGCAAGAATCCTAAGTATATGGATGCTAGCGAAACTAAAGAAAAGAAAGTAATAAAAAGAGTATTAATAAACACTACTAGTCATGGATGTAAAATCTGGGGCGTGTGGTATGAAAACTAATTATATGGAAACTATGGAATTACCTAAAGTTAAGGTTATGGCGAGCCGTAAATCGCCTAAAAATATGGTTATATATGGTCCACCAAAGATCGGTAAGACTACAGTATTGTCACAGCTTGACAACTGTTTGATTATAGATCTAGAGGATGGTTCTGATATGGTTGATGCACTAAAAGTAAAAGCAAATAGTCTTGCAGACTTGCAGGCTATTGGTAGTGAGATCATGAAGCAGGGCAGACCGTACAAATATGTAGCTATCGACACTATATCTAAACTAGAAGAATGGTGTGAATTACATGCAAAAGCAATATATCAAAAGACACCTATGGGTAAGAACTTTGACGTTAAGAAAGAAGGATTATCTGTATTGTCATTGCCTAACGGTGCTGGTTATTTGTATTTGCGTATGGCATACAAAGAATGGATTGACAAGCTAAATAAACTAGCAGATCATATTATTCTTGTAGGTCATCTAAAAGATAAAATGCTAGAGAAGAAAGGTAAAGAGGTAGCAGTAAAAGACCTTGACCTTACAGGTAAGATTAAACAAATTACATGTGCTAATGCAGATGCTGTAGGTTATGTATATAGAGAAGAAGATGAGACTATGATTAGTTTTAACTCTCTAGACGATGTAACTGCAGGTTCTAGATGTGCACATTTAAAAGGCGCAACCATGCCTTTAGCTTGGGATCAAATTTTTATAGACTAATTAAATCACGAAAACTATGATAGACGCGAATGAACCAACTCCTGGTGGGGTTGTAAAACAAGAGACACCAGCAAGAATAACTACTAGTATGATTATAGCTGACCTAGATAACGGTGTAGACCGTAATGGGATCAGAGATAAGTATAGTTTACAGGCATGGGAAGTAAAACAAATGTTTGAGCACCCTGCACTAAAAGGTAAGAAAGCTAAAAAGATTAGAAAACTGTCGTTTACTTTTGTAGATGATACTACATTTGCAGAAGTAGATGTAGATGATACAAATCAAACTAGTATTCCTGTACCTACGGTAGAAACTGAAGTAAACGAAGAGGCAGCTATGGACTCTATAGCTAATACAATAAATACTATAGAATCTACAGACGATAATCAATTAACACAATTTTAATAATTAAATATATATAGATATGGCAATACAAAGTAATGCAAGTACCGAAGAGGTATCAGGAGGTGGTAGAGAATTCTACTCCGGTCTAACAAATGTAAATGTTGTTGCAGTTAACCCTACAATGGCAGAACTACATGCGCTAGACATAAATGTAAAACAAGAACCTGCATACTCAGGTACTAGCAATGATCAAGACTGGAACAAAGTAACGTTCTGGCTTGCAAATGAAGATGGTAAATTTAAACTAGATTTGTTTCTAAAGAATAATCATAAACTATCTCAAACTGGAAAGTCTCTATGGCTAAACAATGTAGGTCAATCTACATGGTCAACTGATGCACCAACTTATGACTGGTGGAAGAAAGACGGTGAGAGAAAAGCTTATGACGGCGAGAGAGAACTAATTGAGTTTACAAAAGCTTGGGCAAATGTTGCAGCAGGTGCTAATGTGTATTATGATACCATGGCTGATATTGTTAACGGTAACGTTGCAGAGATCAAGAACCTAGCAAAAGTGCTTAAGACTAATCAACTTAGAGTATTGATCGGTGTAAAAGATGATAAATATCAAGGTATTTACACTGGTTATTTTGGCAGAGTTAGACCACAAAGAGATGATTTATTTATGAAAGCTCTTAATGATGAGTATACTCAGTTCAAAAATCACGATTTCAATGCAGACCTCAAGTGGGGTAAGCATGTATCTACAGTTAGCCTAGTTACTCCTGACACTATTAGTGAGGAAGAAGACTGGACTACCGCACA